TGCTCATAACCAAGCAACAGCAGGTAGTAATAAAGCTAAGAAAAATAGTTCTTGACACGAGTTTGAAAATTTGTTATAATATGTTGTTATTTGATTGGAATAAGATTGTAAAAGTAAGCAAAGGGAATGTTGGTGACATCATTCAGATCCTTCGTATTATAACTTACAAGATTCAACCAAAAAACTACTACGATAAAACATTTAAGTTTTACAAGTATAAGTTCGGAGGCAAGTCTTATCTTCTTAACCCGAAAGATTTACTTGAACGAGGACGAGCATACAGTGATAAAGAGGTGGCAGAATATGCAGGTGTCGCATCATTCCGCAACTATCATGACTATGTAAATACAAAAGACACCACACTAGACCATCTGATGTGTCCAATATCAGATGATATAATTAATAATAACAGACTGCTTGAAGTGAGAGATGGACGGGTACACTTTCTTTTCGAGGAGACATTAGGAGAAAAAAATGGCAATTGGATTCAACCAAACCAAGGGCTCAGCCCAAAAAAATAAAATCGAAACCTATAACTATGCAGGTAAAGAAGACCACCATGTAAGAATGGTCGGTGACTTACTACCTAGATATGTCTATTGGATTAAGGGAGAGAATGGCAAAAACATTCCTATGGAGTGTCTATCTTTTGACAGAAACTCTGAAACCTTTAACAACAAAGAACATGACCATGTTCGTGACTTTTACCCAGACTTAAAATGTGGATGGTCTTACGCTGTCCAGTGCATTGACTACGCTGATAAAAGTGTTAAAGTTCTTAATCTAAAAAGAAAACTATTCGACCAAGTTATAGTCGCCATGGAAGAGTTGGGAGACCCAACAGACCCAGTCACAGGATATGATATCCATTTCAAAAGAAAGAAGACTGGACCACAGGTGTTCAATGTCGAATATCAATTACAAGTTCTTAAGTGTAAACCAAGAGAACTAGAGGACTGGGAGAAAGATTTAGTGGCAGAATTAAAGTCAATGGATGATGTTCTACCTAGACCGACTGCAGATGCACAGTTAGAACTTCTTAGAAGAGTCAATGACTCTGGCAGTGATACTCCAGATGAAGTATCAGAGGAGTTTGATGTATCATGATAGGGGTAGGCGAGAAGTTTCCTGCATTTCAATTGCAGGGTGTGAATCAGTTGAACGAGTTTGTAAAAGTCTCAGTTGATGAAAACTATCAACCAACTAAACACGACTATACAGTAGTTTACTTCTACCCTAAGGACTTTACTTTTATATGTCCTACTGAGATATCAGGAATGGACATGTTAGTAGAAGAAGCTAATGTTATTGGCGTTAGTGGTGACAACGAGTTCTGTAAGTTGGCTTGGAAAGAAGCTAACAACCTTATTGGAAACATACAACACTCACTAGCCGCAGACTGCGGACTAGGACTATCTCACAAACTAGGAATAGTAAATGAGGCAGAGGGTGTATGTTACAGAGCTACTTACATCATTGATAGAGATAACATAGTTCAACATGTAAGTGTTAACACACTTGACACAGGCAGAAATGCTGCTGAAGTTCTCAGAACTTTACAAGGCATCAAAGCAGGTGGATTAACAGGTTGTGAATGGCAACCAGGAGATGACTTCGTAGCATGATATTATTTACAGCAGACTGGCATATAAAGCTAGGACAAAAGAATGTACCTGTCTCATGGGCGTGTACTAGATATCAATTGTTTTTTCAGCAAGTGCAAGACGCTGTAGATAAGCACGAAGTTGACCTTCACATCATTGGTGGGGACTTGTTTGACCGAGTCCCTTCCATGGATGAACTTACTTTATATTTTGACTTTGTTAAAAATACAAAAGTAAAAACGATTATCTATGACGGCAACCATGAAGCCACTAGAAAAAATAATACTTTCTTTGATAATTTAAAGAGAGTAACAAATGAATTGAATCCTCTAGTGACAGTAATAACTGAAACTTATTATGAGGATGATTGGTGTATTCTACCATATGCAGATTTGCATAGAAAGAAAAGTATAGAAAGTTTAGACGCAGCTGTTGTCTTTACTCATGTGAGGGGTGAGATACCACCTCATGTTATACCTGAAGTAGATTTAGAAAGATTTGATAAGTTTGATGTCGTATTTGCTGGAGACTTACATGCTCACGAGAATACTCAACGAAATATTGTGTACCCAGGCAGTCCAATGACAACATCTTTTCATCGTAATGAAGTCCAAACGGGGTATCTAATTATCAATCCCGATGTACATTGGGAGTGGACATGGCATCAATTTGATTTACCACAATTAATCAGAAAGACTGTCACCAATCCAGATGATATGATACCAACAGACTTTCATCATACAATCTATGAACTAGAAGGAGATGTACAAGATTTGGCGCAAGTCAAAAACTCCGATCTACTTGATAAGAAAGTAGTCAGACGAGAGACAGAGGCAACTCTATCGTTAACAAACGAGATGTCTATATCTGACGAACTTAGTATATATCTGAAAGAGATTCTATCTCTTGACGATGCGAAAACAAGAAAATTAATGGGAGTGTTTAATGATTATTCTACAAAAACTGAAATGGGATAATTGCTTCTCTTACGGGGCAAACAATGAGCTGGATCTATCATCAGATACACTCACACAATTAGTTGGTACAAACGGTGTAGGTAAATCATCTATACCCTTGATACTAGAAGAAATACTATTCAACAAGAATAGTAAGAATGTTAAAAAGGCGGATATAGCAAATAGATATGTTAACAAAGGATATGATATTAGTCTCGACTTTAGTGTTGATAGTGATATATACAACATTACTGTTATACGGCGTTCAACACTCAAATGTAAGCTAACTAAAAACGGCGAAGATATAAGTTCACACACAGCTTCGAATACCTACAAAACTTTAGGGGAGATTCTTGGCATTGACTTTAAGACCTTTTCGCAATTAGTTTATCAGAACACCAATGCGTCTTTGCAGTTCCTAACTGCGACAGACACAAACAGGAAGAAGTTCCTAATTGACCTATTGAAACTAGACGAATATGTTTCTTTCTTTGAGACATTCAAAGAAGCAGTAAGGGTAAATTCTACGGAAGTTACAACTATCAATGCGAAAATATCAACTATTGCAAAATGGTTGGAAGACAATTTTCTCGAAGATAGTTCCATACTTCCAAAAATGGATTTACCATTTTACTCGGAAGATGATGAGAAATCTTTGCGTTCACTATTAATAGAACTCGAAAATATCTCCGAAAAGAATAAAAAGATAAATACTAATAATCAACTTAAACATCAGTTAAATGATATAGATTTACATGAGTACAAAAGAAGGTTGGCAAAATACCCAGAGGAAGTAGATACTAAAGTACAAATCTCTGCTGTAGCAACCTGGAAGTCTGAAATGATACATGAGGAAAAAATGCTTAAGAAGTATAATGACCTTATGCAACTAGAAGATATGCAGTGTCCGACTTGTGAACAAGAAGTTGATACAATGTTTGTCGAGAGTATGATAAAAGAACATACTCAAAGAATAGAGCAGTGTGATAAATTTACGCAGGATGCTGCGAAAAAGCTCACAAGATTGGAGGAAAACAATGCGATCCATAGGACAGCACAAAGAGAAATCGAAAATTGGGAGGACCTCTACAGGTCTATTGACCACGACCTCACAACAAACGTCCTTGATGAAGCAGACTTACAAGACCAAGTTACTGAACTTCGTAAAACGATTACCAGTGCTAAATCTGCTCTTCAAGAAGTAATAGAAGAAAATGAAAAAAGAGAACGACATAACACCAGAATTGGAATTATACTCGAACAGACTAGCGAATTTCAAAGTCAACTTGATCAGCTTGAATCTGAACTATCAGATAAAGAAGAACACTTGGCGGCACTTGAAACGCTTAAGAAAGCATTTTCTACCAACGGATTACTGGCATACAAGATAGAAAGTCTTGTCAAAGAGTTAGAAGTAATGACTAATGACTACTTGGCAGAGTTTTCTGATGGTAGGTTTAGTATCAATTTTGTCGTAACCAACGACAAACTTAATGTCGAAGTTTCTGACAATGGAAATATAATCGACATACTTGCTCTTTCTAGTGGGGAACTAGCAAGAGTAAACATTGCGACATTAGTTGCAATACGAAAACTGATGACATCTATTAGTAGAAGTCAAATTAATGTATTGTTCCTCGATGAAGTTAATCAGGCTTTAGACGAACAAGGTAAAGAAAAGGTAGTAGAAGTTCTACTGAAAGAAGAAAGACTAAATACATATTTAGTATCTCACGGTTGGACACATCCACTACTAGAAAAAATAGAAATAGTAAAAGAGGATAATATATCATGTTTAGATTCATAACTAAATGGTGGAATATACTTATCGGCAAAGATAAGAACTGGGATGGCGAAGTAGACATCAAAGATAAAATGATTGACGCCAAGCAGAAAAGCATGGAGAAGTAAATGAAAGGGTACATATTCGCAATTTGTTTGTTTATGACAGCAACAATAGCATACACATATCAGAACTTAGAGTACAGAGGTGTTCCTCGTGTACATGGTTGTACTGGCGAGTGTTATGCTGAGTATGTCCGCATAAATGGTACACCTGCAGAAATTGAAAGAAAGAAACAAGCATTAGCACAAGCTGACGAGTTCAGTACTATCAGAAGCCTATGGGCTGGATGTGCTGCCTGCCATGGTGCAGACGGTGGCGGTGGTGTAGGGCCGATGCTTGCTGGTCAAAGTGCAGATGATATTATTAGTAAGTTGACAATCTATAAAAACAGAGGACAGATTGGCGCACAGTCTGCTCTTATGTGGGGTCAAGCAGGTATGCTGACTGAAGATGAGATATCAACTATTGGCAAGTTCATAGAAGGAGGTATGCCAAAATGAAAATAGAAATTTACAGTATTCCTAATTGTCCATATTGTTCTAAAGCAAAAATGCTATCAGAACAGAAAGGGCATGAAACAATATACAAGATGATGGGAGTAGAATTTGTAGCAAGTGATGTTATGAAACTATTTCCAGGAGCGCGCACCTTCCCACAAATAGTGGTGGATGGTGAAAAGATTGGAGGTTATACAGAACTGGAGAAGTTGATTGGTTAATTCTAGACGCAAGGGACATGACGCAGAGATTAAAGCTGCAGCCATGATGAAAAGAATTACTGGTCATAACTTTATACAGACACCTGGCAGTGGTTCAGGTAAAATCAAAGGCGACTTATATGTAGAGCATAAACATAATTTATTCTGCATAGAGATAAAGCATTACAAAGATATGGCATTTAATCACAAAATCTTTACTCAAAAGAGTAATGTATTTGTTAAGTGGTGGTCAAAACTTTGTAAACAAGCTGAACAGATGAATCAAGAACCACTGTTAATCTTCAAAGAAAACCACTCGCAATGGTATGTGGCAACGACAAGAAAGCCACTCTACAAAAAACATATGTACATAAATTGGCTAGGGTGTTATGTCACCTTTGCTGAACAATTTTTAGAAACACAAGAGGTAAAATTTACAAATGGCGATACAATTTACGAGCCATGGAAAGCCGATCCCGAATGGGAACTTATTGATTGTTGATGGACTCAATCTGGCTTTTCGATGGAAACATCAAGGACGCAACGACTTCGAACATGATTATATTCGAACAGTTCAATCCTTGGCAAAGTCCTATAACTGTGGAGAGATAGTCGTCTTAGGCGATGGCGGTAGTAACTATCGTAAAGAAATCTATCCAGAGTACAAAGCAAATCGTAAGGAACGATATGCAGAACAAACTCCTGAAGAGGCAAAAGAATTTGAAATGTTTCTTGCGGAGTTCCAAACCACTATGAGTGCGCTAAAGCGTAAGGGATATCTTACACTTAAGTATGCAGGCGTAGAGGCTGATGATATAGCTGCTCTTATCTGTCAAAACAGAGAAGAGTTAGGTCTCGATGAGATTTGGTTGATATCATCAGATAAAGACTGGGATTTACTAGTTGACCCAAAAATTAGTCGTTTTTCGACTGTAACTAGAAAAGAAACAACAGTACATAACTGGGATGAACATTATGACTTTGACCCAAGTTATTTCTTGACTTACAAATGTTTGACAGGAGATAAGGGCGATAATGTTCCTGGAGTTGACGGAGTCGGGCCAAAGCGTGCCACTCAGTTGATTGAACAGTACGGGGATGTATTTGATATTATGGCGAGTTTGCCTATCGATGGAAGATACAAATTCATTCAGAACTTAAACGAGTTCGGAAGTGATGGATTGGAAATCGGGGTAAAACTCATGGATTTAACTTATGATGTCGAAGGCGCAGTACTTGGACACGGACAAGAAATTATAGGATTGGTGGAAAATTATGTCAGTGAAGATAGATTATAGTAGAGATAGTCTTTTAGATGAATTTGCTCATGCAACGCTAAAAGATAGATATATGATACCTGGTGAGACTTCACCACAGGAAGCTTTTGCTCGTGCAGCCGAGTGCTTTGCAGATGATGAAGACCATGCACAAAGGTTATATGACTATGTCAGTAACCTATGGTTTATGTTTGCAACTCCTGTGTTATCAAACGGTGGTACTCGTAGAGGACTACCTATTAGCTGTTTCTTAAATTATGTTGATGATAGTAGAGAGGGTATTACTGACCACTTTACAGAAAATGCTTTCTTATCATCATTCGGTGGTGGTATCGGTGGTACTTGGAGTGATGTTCGTTCGTCAGGAACTAAAACATCTAAAGGCTCAGAGTCTACTGGTGTCATACCATTTGTAAAAGTTGTAGATGCTGAAATGTTAGCATTTAGTCAGGGTGTGACAAGAAGGGGTTCATACGCTGGTTATCTACACATCTCCCACCCCGAAGTAGAGGAGTTCTTAGATGTACGGAAGCCTACTGGTGGGGATACTAACCGCAAGTGCCTTAACTTACACCACGGCGTGGTGGTTAGTGATGATTTTATGGAACTTATCCATAACGCCACAAGAGTTCCTGATTATGACGACAGCTGGCCTCTTATTGATCCTCATAGCAAAATGGTTGTTAAAACTGTTAGTGCTAGGGCTCTTTGGGTTAAAATTCTACAGAACAGAATGGAAACAGGAGAACCCTACCTTATGTTCGAGGACGCAGTCAATGCAGAGCTACCAGACTTTCAGAAGCGAAAGGGACTAAAGGTGCATCACAGTAACTTGTGTAGTGAAATTACACTAGCTACTGACGAGGAAAGAACTGCGGTTTGTTGTTTATCCTCCGTAAATTTAGAATATTATGACGAGTGGAAAACCCACGGGTCATTTATACCTGACTTGATTAGAATGTTGGATAATGTATTAACTTACTTTATTGAGCATGCCCCTAATCAGTTAGAAAAAGCAAAGTTCAGTGCGTATAGGGAGAGAAGTATTGGACTTGGAGCAATGGGTTTTCATGCCTATTTGCAAAGAAACAATATACCATTTGAGAGTGGTATAGCGGGCGGTGTGAATAGTGAGATATTCAAACATATCAAAACTCATGCCGACCAAACAACTAGAGAACTAGCGATAGAAAGAGGCGCTTGTCCAGATGATGACACAGCTTCAGTGAGAAATGCTCACTTGTTAGCTATAGCTCCTAACGCAAGTTCTAGTATATTATGTGGTAACACTTCTCCGAGTATTGAACCTTTTAGAGCAAATGCTTATACTCAAAAAACAAAAACAGGGAGTAATCTAATAAAGAATAAATACCTTGACATTATCCTTCGAGACAAAGCTAACAGCGAGGATGAGTATGCAGAATACTGGAGAAGTATAGTTGCCAACAAAGGCAGTGTACAACACTTAGACTTAGAAGATTGGGTGAAAGATGTTTTCAAAACAGCAGTAGAAATCAATCAGTCTTGGGTTATAGAACACGCCTCTGTACGACAAGAATATATTTGTCAATCACAAAGTGTAAATCTTTTCTTCCCACCAGATGTGAATAAAGGAGACTTACACAATGTCCATATGTTAGCATGGGCGAAAAATTTAAAAACACTTTACTATCTGAGAAGTGAAGCTATCAGTAGAGCTGATAATGTAACTAATCAGGCTAAAAGAGAGATAATCTTTGAACAACAAGATTGTCTAAGTTGCGAGGGATAAATGAGCAAACTATTAGAAGAACGAAATTATTACAAACCGTTTGACTACGGGTGGGCGTTTGAAGCCTACAAAAAGCAACAACAGATGCATTGGATGCCTGAAGAAGTAACTATGGCAGATGATATTAAAGACTATAATCAAAATCTTAGTGCTGACAACAGAATGTTAGTAGATAATATATTTAGATTTTTTACACAAGCAGATGTCGATGTCTGCTGTGGATATGCTAAACACTATCTGCCTACTTTCAAAGCGCCAGAAGTAAGAATGATGTTAGTATCGTTTGCAGCTATGGAAGCAGTGCATCAAGATGCATACTCATCTTTGTTAGAAACATTGGGCAAGTCCGAAGATATCTACAAAGAGTTTATGGATATACAAGAGATGGTAGAAAAGCATGAGTACTTATCTGACTTCAGTATGAATACTCCACATGATATTGCTAAAACAATGGCAGTATATAGTGGGTTTACAGAAGGAGTACAATTATTCTCATCATTCGCTATACTATTGAACTATCCAAGACATAACCTAATGAAAGGAATGGGGCAGATTGTAACATGGAGTATTCGTGATGAAACTTTACATGTAGAATCCGTTTCAAGACTTTTTAGAGAGTTTATTTCCGAAAATCCAGAGATATGGACAGATAAACTGAAATATGAGATATATTGCGCAGCGGAACGCGTTGTTGAATTAGAAGATAAATTTATTGATGTTTGTTTTGATAAAGCAGACATTCCTGATTTAACAGCAAAAGAAGTGAAAGAGTATATCAGATATATTGCAGATAGAAGATTACTAGGGCTAGGAATGAAAGCAATATTCCATAGTACTGAGAATCCTTTACCTTGGATTGATATGCAGATAAACGCAGTTGAGCATACCAACTTTTTTGAAAACCGTGCTACTGAGTATGCTAAGGCTAGTACACAAGGCAATTGGCAGGACATATTTAAATGAGTACAATTACAATTGATGGTATCGAACATGATTCTGAAGGATTTGACAAGAATCAAAAAGCATTACATCACGCTATAAATTACTGTGATGTAAAATTAGCAGAACTTGATAATGAAAGAGCTGCTTTACAAACTGCAAGACAGGCTTATGTCAATGATTTAGGAAACAGTTTAAAGGACGAGTAATGGTTATTTACATTGGTTACGATTCAGAACAACCCGAGGCATACGAAGTATGTAGGGAAAGTATCTTACGATACAATCGTAGCCATACCATTACACCTTTGATACTTAACGACTTAAAAGATGAGGGATTATACTGGAGACCGTTTCAAAATGAAAGTACAGAATTTGCTTTCACTCGGTTTCTAGTTCCACATCTTTCTATGTTTTCAGGTTTTGCACTTTTCTGTGATAGTGATTTCATGTGGAAGTGCGACCCTGCAGAACTATTCAATTACGCAAAATGCGGTAAGTCCGTATACTGCGTTCAACACCCCGCCTTTCTATCTCCAACAACTAAGATGAATGATAAACCAAATCTATCTTATCCAAAGAAATACTGGTCATCACTTATGTTATTTGATAATGGTAGGTGCAGACAACTTACCAAAGAGTATGTAAACCAAGCCCCAGCGGGTGCTTTACATGAAATGGATTGGGCGGACACTATCGGTAGTTTACCTGCGGAATACAACGCCATGGTAAATTACTATGAATTCCCACAACCAAAAGCGGTACATTTCACAGACGGTGGACCGTGGCACGATATACACGATAACCTAGGATACTCTAACGAATGGAAGAAACTTTACGCAACCTTACAGACAACAAATCAATAATACTTGTCGGCAACTCTGTCGAAATATTACAACATCAACTTGCTGACTACATCGAGAGTTTCGATACAGTAGTGCGATTTGGAAATGGTATACCTGATTCTACTAATTGGGATAGCATTGGTAAGCGTACGGACATTTGGGTTACAGGGTATTTGAGATATATAAAAAGAAAACACTTCCCGAAAGATTGCGCAGTCTTGTTCAATCGTTCTCGAGTGCACCTTGGCGATGATGTCGATTCAAGACATCAAATAGATTTTGAATATGTAAATATGTTTTCGGACAAAGAGCTTATGTCGATATTCAAATTATGTGGATCGGAGATAGGTGAAGCTGTTGGCGCAAGGCCATCGGCAGGTTTCATTGCAATACAATATTTTTTACAGAAAACAAAATTTTCTTCTCTTACATTGGTAGGGTTTGACTTTTTCTCGAAAGCACTTCCAATTGTTGCTGGAGCGAACAATCCTTATAGTTGGCACATACCTTTAAGTACAATAACAAGCAATCCCCATTCCCCGAAGGAAAAGGAGATTGTAGTTGATTTGCATGAGAGGGGTATAATTGATTGGAAAATTTTGACCGATTTAGATGAGGGTTACTTAAACCTTTCCTAAGTAGAAACCTCTTTCTACTAACTTTCCTGCTGTTGATTTTTGTTTCGCTGTCTTAGTGAGCAATACATCATTTAATCTAGCATTTCTAAAATTCATAGGAATCTTATCTATCAATGAGGAGTATAAATCCCATGGCACAGCTAGTTGTAATCCTGTTTGTAAGTATATGTATTGTAGTGCCAAGTGTTGATGTTGCACATCTATACTCCATGACTTTCTTAACATTACATTATAATCCAATAATTCTTTTGCTCCTACTGCATCTAGTTCGATAAGTACATCTACCTTTCCATTTACATACAAAGGTGACCATGAGTGCTTGTAGAAAGTAAGTGCTTCAAAGAAAGCCAAGTCATTTGTTGCTAGAATCTTAGTATCTATACGAGGGCGTCTACCTTGATTTGGTGGTAGCTTTTGGTCAATAAAGAATAAGTCTTTATCATGAAACTCGCATAGTTTGTCATAGTTTAGTATGACCATTGTTTTATCTACTAGTGGTATTCTTTGATGTGTTTGGGTTGCTATGTTCAATATTCCATAGTAGTTCTTCAAATGACTTTTATCGAATACTAAGTCTCTACTCAAAAATGATAGTGAACTTTTGAAAAACTCTGGTGGTGGTATATCTCCCTCGTCTATCGGTCTATTGAAGATTCTATTACCATACCATACGACCATTCTCTTTGCAAGTCCACCTTTATCTTTCCAGTGGTCTTTTAGGTAGAATGTCATTCTCGAGATGTGTTCTGACCTCCACCAAGATTCGTAGATTTTAATGTTATCAAAGTTGTTTATCATCCATTCGACTTCTTTATCAACCCAATCTTCTTTATGTATAAATAAGTGTAAGCGAAACCCCGACTTATCAAGTAGGGAAGCTAAGGTGAAAAATGTCCAATCTTTCTTATATGTTGTTACTAATTCTATCATCCGTCTATTACCTTCATGTCCCAAAAGTTATTCAGGAACATTTCCATTCTTGTCTCTGCATCTTCATCAAAATTGAAGATAATGCCTGAGTTCCTTGCTGAAAATATTTTCATCAGCGATTCTTTTGCATTTGTATTTGCGATTGCAAAATAAATGCTTTCATAAGTCAAGAGAGCCTTCTCTCTATCCTCTTTCGTATGTGATACCATACTTAAATTTTTGTCTAACATCAGTGCCATCATTCCCATTTCACTGTTTGGCATAGTGGCACAATGAGTACAGTTTGCAAGAAGTTCAAAACCTCCTTCTTTTGGGTCGAGTACATTCTCATCTCCAAAATCTTTTTTCATCTTTGCTACCCATATCTTCTGAGTAATAGGATGAGGCTTGATTACAAATCCATCTTCGATTGCTCTTTTTACTCTACCCCAGTGTACACACTTACCTTTAGAAAGTAGGTTACTGCCAGGTAAAAATATTACTTTGTCATAATACTTTTGATTTCCTGTTAGAGTATACTTGTTATGAAAGTTGTTTACAATTTTGTTACATCTTTCATGGTCTATCTCTACATCTGGGTTATCAACAATAGATATCATTAACCTATCATTTATTTTTATACTTGGTGTTTTGACCAGTATACCATTACCCAAAAAATCTGTATACAACCATTTGTGAACAGTATTTAGTGCATTAGTATTAAACCAAATATCATACTGAAAAGGAGAGCCACGATATTTTTTAGGTATGACTCTTTCCTTAAATGCTTCTAATCCTTCTAAGTCACTTGTTGGTCTATAACAAGACCCTGACTTCATAAAATGAGTTGGTATATCTCCTAACGATTCATTTATTGATAACGCTTCTAATTTACCCTTTGGTTTCACTGCCATTCTTTAGCTCAAATATTTGTTGTTCTAAGTTTCTCATTCGTTTTTCTTGATGTTCGATACTGTCGTACAGCGCGTGCATCATACTCTCCATCTTACGATTCAAGTAGCCAGGTGTTATCTCTGTGTCGGTATTAAATCCGCCTTTTGGTTTATCCATTCTAGTTGCTTTCACTCCATTTTGAGCCATCCCAGAAGGAATATCCGTAGTCGTCAAGGCTTGATACCTCTGTGTCAAACAGAGTGCCCGCCTGAGAGGCTGTTGTTCTTTCGTATACAACTGTATTGGTTAGGAATACAGTCGTGGTTAAGTGGTCGGTCGTGACCGTGGTATCAGTAGTTCTAGTTGTAGTAAATGTTGTAGTTGTACTTCTATCTGTACCAAATGTTGTTGTTTTACTTGTCTCAAAGGTTGTAGTAGTACTAAATGTAGTTGTTCTTGAAGTCTCAGTGCTTCTTGAAGATGCTGTACTTCTGCTTGATGCAGTTACATTATCAGTTTCAAAGGTTGTAGTTGTAGACTTACTTGTACCTGTACTTCTAGTAGTTTCCGTTCCTTGTGAAGTAGCAAATGTTGTAGTAGTAGCTTTACTTGTTTCAGTAGCTCTACTTGAACCTGTACCTCTATCTGTTAGGAAGGTTGAAGTAGTTTCTCTACTTGATGCGGTACTTCTGCTAGAAGCTGTTGAAGTATTTGTATTAAATGTTGTTGTCGTATCTCTACTTGATGCAGTGCCTCTTTGAGTAGCAGTTGACTGAGTAGTATTAAATACTGTGCTTGTAGTTTTACTTGTACCTGTGCTTCTTGTTGTAACTGTTCCCTGTGAAGTTGCGAATGTAGTTGTTGTTTCTCTACTTGACGCAGTACTCTTACTTGTTGCTGTTGACTGTGTAGTATTAAATACTGTAGTTGTATCTCTGCTAGATGCTGTACTCTTACTTGTGGCAGTTGCCTGTGTAGTATTAAATGTAGTTGTTGTATCTCTACTTGATGCTGTACTTCTAGTAGTTTGTGTAGCTTGTGCTGTGTTAAATACTGTTGATGTATCTCTAGCAGATGCGGTAGCTCTACTTGTAATTGTTCCCTGTGAAGTAGCAAATGTCGTTGTTGTATCTCTACTTGTACCTGTTACTCTTGAACTTGTTCTACTTGTAGTGTATGCTGTCTCATAACTTGTTGACTGTGAAGTATTATCTACATACGCTGTTGATGTAGTAAATGTTGTAGTTCTTGTAGTAGACTGCGTAGTGTTTGTATTTCTTGCTGTATTTGTTAAGAAAGATGTATTATCTGTATACGCTGTTGATGTAGTAAATGTTGTAGTTCTTGTAGTAGACTGCGTAGTATTTGTATTTCGCGCAGTATTAGACAGTCTTACAGTATTGTAAGTTGTACTCTGTGAAGTATTTGTTGACTGCGTAGTATTTGTTGACTGTGTAGTATTTGTACTTCTTGCTGTGTTTGACAATCTAACTGTGTTGTAACTTGTTGACTGCGATGTATTTGTAGACTGTGAAGTGTTTGTAGTCTGAGAAGTATTAGTACTTCTAGAAGTATTCGATAGTCTAACTGTGTTATAAGAAGTTGACTGTGCAGTATTAGTAGTTTGTGATGTATTCGTAGACTGTGCAGTATTTGTACTTCTTGCTGTATTCGATAATCTTACTGTATTGTAACTTGTTGATTGCGCAGTATTTGTAGACTGTGTAGTATTTGTGCTTTGTGCTGTATTTGTACTTCTTGAAGTATTTGACAGTCTTACAGTATTGTAACTTGTGCTTTGCGCTGTATTTGTGCTTCTAGCAGTGTTAGATAATCTAACTGTATTGTAACTTGTACTCTGACTTGTGTTTGTATTTCTTGCTGTATTTGATAGTCTTACTGTATTGTATGAAGTAGAT